AGACTTTGAATTCACATCGTTAGTTGCTAATACAAAGTCTGCTATAAATCCTAAATCATCTTCTGTATTTACATCATTGCACTCGGTAGGTGTTGTAAGGTCTGAATAATCTAAATTATACGAATGATTAAATACAGATGATAATGTTGGAGTTAATAATTGTCCTATTGCACTTTGATATTGTAAATTATCTCCAAAAACAAGGAAATTATAATTTTCAGCCTTTATCCATACATAAAACTTTCTATCAACTTCATTTCTTGATTCAATAAATGACTGAATACCAGTAGGATTAAATGAAAATTCAACTGTAAAAGTTCTGTTACCGCCAGAGTCTACATAAGAAAAATCTAGTAGGCTAATAATATAATAAGGACTTCCAGATGAACTATAATTGTTTCCAACTGATGCAGTTCCAATTAAACCAGTTTTAAGTAAAAACAATTTATCACTTTGACTCTCTGCTTTATTTAAGTTGTAAGTATCATCTAATGTTTCGTAAACACTACCTATTTCTAGTTGAGTAGTAGTTGTACCTTTAACTTGTATTGTAGCTGTGATAGTATTTGACGCATTATAATACAATGTAGTTACATCACTACTTGCCGATAATACTTTTGGTATCTCTGTATTATACGCTTCATTAAACCATCCAGTATCACATTCTTCATCTATTGATATTGTAGAAGGTGTAATAGTTTCAGAAGAAACTACTCTAAAATCTAATTGAGCAAATTGTTTAAGGTATTTTTTACCGATAAACATATCCTCAAACAACATTCCAGAAAATATCGTAGTAAATGATACTTCATAGTTTCTAACACTCCTACCAGTTACATATACGTTAGTAGAATCAGCTAAACGCTTAATAGTGGTATTTGTTATTGCAAATTGTCCTGACTTTTTACCTAATTGAGTTAAATTAGCTGTAGAACCAACGGATAATGCTGTAAGTCCTTGATAAGAAAACCTACTCACTTCACCATCTATTAAACTGTCAGGTACAGAAGTTGGATTTTCACCATCCGTAAAGTTTAAACTTAGATTAATCTCGTCATGAGTAGAGTCGGAATATAAAAACCAAATAGAACCTTGAGAACTTGAATTATTTACATTAGGTAAAGAAGCTCCAGAAACAACTAAATATAATGGGTATACATCATCAACAGTAGCCGACCAAGAACTTGTAACAACATTGGAATTATTTATATCTTTCCAATAAATAGTCATTCCCTTTCTAAATCCTAACTCTAAAAAATCACCTTGACTTTGCTTTAATATACCATCTACTTTATCAAAACTCATTGAATTTTGATTGTCAGAACGAACGTATATATCAGAACTTATTGTTAGCTTAGATACGATTTTATCTCCTGCATTTGCTTTATAGTTGCTACTAGAGTTACCATAAATGTCTGTGTATGACTTAGATACTAATTTTATTGGCATCTTCTAATATTTTATTCATTTTATTAATATCCTTACTCTCCATTGCTATTTGCAATTCGGAACACATTTCTTTTGCTCTTTCGATAACTGACTTATATTCATCACCCATTTCTTTATCAAGCGCGATTAATTCAAACTTATCTTTAGCTTCTTTGGTTATAGATTCTAATTCCTTAGAGAGTTGTACTAGAGTATCTGTATTCATAGAACAAATTTAATATATTTTTGTTAACTTAAATTGATTTGCAAACACATTGTAAGGTTCTTTATAGTCTATTACAGCATAATTTTTCTCGTCAAAATAATCAATCTTAGTAATTTCACATAATTTACCATCAATAAGTACAAAGTTTTTATTCAAAATATTTACAAATTCAGTACTAGTTATCTTTATTTTAACACCTCTTTTGATTATGTATTGATATACTTCTGGATTATTTATATAATGAAACTTATCCCAAAGATATGTAGGTTTAAGAATATCTTGATTTTCTCTAGCGCCAAATGCTTTATCCCACATAAATATCTTAGTAGTTGAAAAGAATGGGTCTGTAATCTGTATTGCTCCATATTTATTTTTCTTAGCTACAAGTCCAGTTTTACCAAGTGATAGTTTGTCAATAGCTTTATACAACCCTAAGAATTGCTTTTCTAACCACGTTAGCTTATCTTTTCTCTTAGCGAGAGCAAATGGTATCGTTTTTTCTTGAAGTCCTTTTATAAGGTTTAATTTAGGGTCTGTAGGCTTTGTTGTGTCTAATGAATATTCTGCTAAGTTATTCTCAAAAGCATCAAGCGTATTGTAATCCGAATAGTCAGTTAAATAATGTATGTAATATCTTTTGAATAGTTTGCTAAAATCATACTCAAACATATTTACTCTGTCTGCTTGAACCACTAAAGATGAAGATAATTGTTGGTTAGCATTAACTTTCCAATAATCCCATCGTTCTAATTGTACAACACCATTTTGAACTTTAGTCTTAGCATTAAACATATTCTCCATCGCGTAGATTAAACTACCTAAAGTACCAACTGTATCACTTGCTTGTGGAAACGCTTTGTTTAATCCAGTGCCAAAATCACCAGAGAATACATCATACCACTTTACATTTGTTCTGTTTTGTGGGATTGGAAGTATTACCATATCTGCATACTCTCCTTCTAAGATTGAAGATTGGAATTTAAATCCTAAGTGATTACAACCTTTTTTAAGTAAGTCTATTACTTTACTTGCTTTTAAAGTGTTTAAAGGTGGGTTTAGTAATCTATATATTTCAAGTCCTAATACAGTTGCTTGATATAATAATATTGCCGTAAAAGCTATTGAAGCAACTAATTTAAGTGCGTTTATAGCAATACTTTTATAATCTGCAACAACAACTGGTCCTACTGCAGAAATTCCATATAAAGGTTGCCACGACCATGCAAGACTTATTGCTCTATCTCTTACTTCTTTAGCTTGTTGTGCAATAGTCATTGATATAGTAAATAGTCCTAAAGAAGCCATTAAAGCACGTGCATTTGCATCTTGTGGCAATATCTGATACTTTATGTCGATTGCTGTAATTGGATTAGATAAATTAACTAAATCCCATATTAAAGTTTCTGCTTTATCAAAGAATTGGTCGTGTCCTAAATAGTTTTTAAGTGTAACGTGTACTTTATTATCGTATATCTTTAATTCACTAGTTAAATCTACAAAGTATTGAATAGATTGTTGTGCAAACTCAATTTCATAAGGTATTCCTTCTAATAGTTTACCTTGATTAATATGTTCTTTTACAATCTTATTTCCCTCTCTGGAAAGTACAACTGTATCAGTAGTCATCTTTTGTTGGTCTACACGTGCATCAAAGTCAATAGAAACACCAATATCGAATCTATTTTCTGGAGATATTTCTTGTCCGTTTATTTTATGCTTCATAATATTTTATTTAAGAGAATCTTGAAATGTTACGAACTTTTGTATTACCAGACTTCTTAGTTTCTACAATGTGCATTACACCATTCAATATTTCAGCTACTTCTACTTGATTTTCTGGTTTGTTTTTAATTGTTTGCTCTAAAGATTCTAATTTAGATACAATCATATCTGTACCCCATGAACCAACATTTAATTGCATTGCACCTTCACCTTTACGCATAATATCACCTCTACGGAAATCCTCTGCTAATTTAGCAATTTCCATTGTAGTCATGTTGCCAGTCATTGCTGAAAGTTGTGGATTAAGTACTTTTTCAGAACCATCTACACGAACTAAATACCCATCCTGACCTTGTAAATGTGGTTTACCTAAAGCACTAGCGATATTTGTTTCTGTACCATCAATAAATGTAGGTAGTGAATTTATAAATTGATTTAGTAAAGTTACATCAGTAAGTGTTTTTGTAAATGGATTCTGACCTACTTTAGCATTTTGAATGTTGTTAGCATACGCTTGGAATACAGTCATTGCTATTTGTAATTTTTGTATTGACCTTTGTTCATTCATTTTTTCTTTCTGCGCTTCTATTTGTTGTTTATCTATTACAGCAAGTGATTCTTGTGCTTGAATGTTTCCTGCTACAGCTTTTTCACGTAAGAAGTCAGCTTGTGTTGACATCCTATCCATACGTTTATCTAATATATCAATTCTGCGTTCTGCTAAATTTATATAGTGTTCAAGTGATTTTTGGATTAAGTTATTTACAGATTCTGCTGTATTCTTAATCATTTCTAATCGTTTTTCAGCACGTATTAATTCTAACTTATCTAATTCATCTTGTAATTTAGTTTGTGAATCACGTTGAATATTAGCTAAATTTCCTTCGTGAATTATTTGTAATTTTTCTATTTCAAGATTAGTGTCTGCTTCACGCTTAAGTTTATTGTCTAATACAATATTTCTTTGTTCTGTTGCACCATCCTCTATTTTTTTTATGTAAACTTCATTTTGTTTTAATTGTGCTTCTAAATTTTTCTTTTCTTCACCTAATCGTTGCTTAGAAGCTGTGCTTAAATTTTTCTTTTTAAGATTTATTTCTAAATCACCTATTTTTCTTTCAGTATCAGATTTAACTTCTAAATATTGCTGTAAGAATTTATCTTCTTGTTCTTTAATAGAATCTAATTCATCTTTAAGTAATTTTTCATCTTGTATTTTTTTATCTTCTTTCTCTGCTTCAAATCTTTTTTCTTCAAACTTTTTACGTGCTTCATATTCTTCATTTACAGCTATCTCAACTAATCCTGCATTGTATTTACCAGTCAAATTAACAGTTTTTTCTTGGCTAGTCAAAACGCTTGTTGTTTTATCAATAGTTTCTTGTAATTTGTTTTCTGCATTTAATCTATCGATGTCTTTTAATATCTCAAGTTGTCTACTTAAATATTCATTTGTTTGATTATATTGTATGTTTAAGTCTCGAACTTCTATTGTTCTATTTAATATATCTTTATTAGTACTTCCTTTACCACCAGAAAACTTAGTTTTTAATATAGTATCATCACTTAATGAACTTCTTAATTTTTCTAATTGAGTATAAAAATCATTTATATTTCCTTTTTCTTTTTGATATAATTTAGCAAAAAACTCTTTATCTAATAAATCTCCACTTTTAGTTTCAATACCTATTGTATTTAATAGATTAGCTACAAAACCTCTGTCTTCTCTTGCTTGTTTTGCTAATTCTACTGGTGATTTACCTCCGAAAAGATTTCTTATATCCTTAGTGCTTTTTTTACCAATAGATATACTAACCTCTAATTCTCTAATTCTTTTTTGTATTTTAGTAACCCTCTCTAATTCAGCTTCATCCATTTTTTTATTGAATTCAGCTTGAGAAATTAATCCATCTTTCTTTTTCTTTGCAAGTTTTTCTTGCTCATTTAAATATTCGTCATTTACTTTTACAAGAAAGTCAGTTGCTTTTTTATTTCCTTTATTTGTAGTTGATAAATATATGTCATAGCTTCTTTTAGCAATATCAATACCTTTTGATAAATCTAAAAATCTTTCAGTCATTTTAACTATTCCATCAATAACAGCTAAAAATGCAATATTTTTTAATGATAACCCAAATATCTTAACTGCATTAGCACCAGTAAGTGCATTTTTAGCCATATTTAAAAATCCTACAGATAAACCTTTAAGTCTTATTTCATTTGCTATTAATAATGCCTTAAAAGAAACAAATGCAATAATTAATTGTCGAATATTATTTATTATCTCACCAATATTTTTACCTAACCCTAATATTACTCCTGCCAATACTTTATTTACCCCAACACTCTTTTGTGCTTGGTCGAAATATAAAGTAACATTATTCTTAAGTACGTTCCATGCTCCACCAAAAGTCTCTAATCTCGCCTTGGCATTAGCACCAAAATTTCTTTCTAACATTATAGCAAATCTTGGCATTACATCATCTGCCAAAACTTTACCCTCCTTCATTAATTTACCTAATTCAGCTTCTGTAACTCCCATAGAATCAGCCATAATACCAAAAGCCCCTGGCAATCTTTCACCTAATTGCTGTCTTAATTCCTCCGCTGAAACTGTACCCTTAGAGAACATTTGAGATATTGCAAGTAATGACCCTTTGATGTTATCATTTGACAATGCTAGTGCTGAACCTGCTTTAATTACACTTTCGTAAATTCTTTTACGCTGTGTTAAACTTAAATTAGATGATGAAGTAGAAGCAATAAAGTTTTTGTACGAATCAATCAATACAAGTAAATCTTGTCCGTAAGACAACGATAAATCTTTAAGAAAGGCAAAGTTAGCCTGATACTCTTTAGTGCTGTTAGATGCGTTCTTTAATGATAAATTAAGTGAATCTAACTTAATCTGTGTATCTAATAATGCGCGAATACCATCAAATACACCAAATGCTAGTCCTAATTGCATTAAAGCGTTTTTCAATCCACCAATAGCCTTAGAATAGTTACCTACATTACGGAAGTTATCTCCTACTGTACTATCAAGTTTTTTAAGCGCTTTATCACCTTCAATTGCTGATTTAGTAGTTTCCTTATATTGTCTGCTTAGTTTGTAGTATTCTGCCGAGTTTTTTTTGCCTTGTTTTTCAAGTTCAAGCATTTCAGCACCCAAACGCTTAGATTCATTCTTTAAATCGCGAGTATTTTGCGCTAATTGTTTATAAGCATCAGATAAATCTTTTTGATTTTTTACAGCGCGTTCATTCGATTTATTTATTTGTTCTTGCGTTTTTAATGCTTCACGTTTAGTTTTTTCTTCTTCGCGTAACGCTTGTTCGGAAGTCTTTTTAGCTTCACGCATTGCGATTTCATTCGCTTTATTTACTTGTGTTTGAGCATCTACTGCCTTAGTTAATTCCTTAACTTTTACAATTAATGCTTCAATTTCTTTTACATTATCGGCTTTAATTCCATTTAATTCTTTTTTAAAAGACGTTCCTACTTCTACTAATTCTTTGTTTAGTTCAGCAATCTTAGTTTTAGCTAATTCTGCACTATCTACAACTATTTTGAATATATCGCCTTCAAATATATCGGAACTCTTAATTTTTTCACTCATATCAACTTATATTACTTTGTTTTTCGTATTCTTCTAGTATCGAATAAAACTCTGATACAGAGATAATTTTCCAATCTAATCTATAACCTAACCATTTACCTAAGTATATCAATGTTTTATCAATACTTAACCCTTCTTCCGAAGTCTTTTGTAAAGATACAATTTTAGCATCTTCTATTTCTATTTGTGTTAGCTTGAAATTGTCTTTTGTGATTAAAAACTCACATTGAAGCATTGCTTTCTTTTTTAGAATATCCAAATACTTCTTATATTCTTTGTTTACTCCACGTTTCTGTAAAAAAGAGTCGTATAACTTATTAAATGCTTCTTGGTTACTAGAATCCTCTTTAGTTTCTAAATTAACGTACTTTACATCGCCTTCAAGGCACTTTTGCCAATTAAACAATGGTATTTCTTCAATCGATTGATAATATTTCTCTGACATTCTTTATATATTTTTCTTTCATTTCTTCTTTAAATAACGCAAGTGTATCTTCCGTCATTCCAAGTATTCGGTCGTCATACCACTTAGACTTCTCAAATTTGCTTACATCACCTTCAATTTCTATTGAATCTAAAAATACAGAAACAAACATTGAACGATAAAACTCTCCAGAATCATATAGTGTAAATGGTGTTCCTTTTACTTTGTCTGGATTAATTTGTTCTGTACGTTTTGAGTATCTACCAATGATATTTCCATCTATATCAAGTCCTTTTTCAAATTGGTATTCTTGAATCCACTTTACTATTTTATTTCTAAACTCAACATCGAAACATTTTACCCATAAACTTTGATTGTAACCACGCAAAGACTTTGCTTTATTTAGTACTTTGTTTATGTCAGTTTTAGCAAAAAGGTCTTTCATAATTCAAAGGTAAAAAAAAAGAGGTACAAATTAATGTACCTCTCCTTAAAAGAATCTAATTAAAGATTAAGCATCTTGATAAGTTCCTTCACCAACATAACCATCTTTTGCTAAAGATAATTTAATTACGTCAGTTGAACCTGCGATTGCCGTGTAAACAAACGCATACACACCATCAGCCGTTTCAGTAACAGTTTTAGTTACAGCTGTACTTGTAGTAGTGTTATATAATACGAAGTCAGAAGCAACCAATCCTTTAACTTTAATTGGGTTTTTAGCTGTACCATAATCTAAAGATAAAGTAGCAACAACACCAGTAGTAGTAGGAGTTCCGAAAGAAATGTTTACATCTAACAAACCTTCAAGGTTGTTAAAGTCATACAAGTCAGTTGTATCGTTTGGAGTTAATAACCAAAGAGTAGACTCATCAAACAATCTGTAGAAGTCAAATCCTACCATGATTTTTTGAGTAGCTGAATCTGTAGCAAACATTAATTTCGCTTCAAAAGACTCATTATCTACTGGAATTGGGTATAATTTATCACCAACTTTAGAACCAACTAAGTTTCCGTTAACATCAACGATATAAACACCAAAATCAACACAACGATTGTCTTGAATTTTACCTAATAATTGAGGTGTTTCATTCCATAATTGACCTGCAAAAGAACGTTTACCTTGTTTGATAAATACTTTACGTCCAGATGGAGCTTCCTCAAATGTAGAATCAGCTTTAGCTAACTCAACGTTTTCAAATTGTGGAAGTGGAAACCATCTTTTAGAAGCATCGTCTTGATTAGCCAAAGCTGTAAAAGTAGCTTCGGTAAAAGTAGCTGTTAAATCTAAAGAGTTTTTAGCGCCAGTTGAATCTTTCAATGGAACTAAGATAAGTTTTGAAGTAACGGATTGAATCGTTACACAGTTTGGTTTACCAGTATTTGATAATCCAGAATCACATTTACATCCTAATGACATATTTTTATTGTTTTAAAGGTTAGAAAAAAGAAGGGGAGTTACCCTCCCCATTCAAATTAAGGTTTTAATAATGCAGTTTTTGCAGTAGAGAAAGTTCCTTTAACAAAAGCATTGTAGTGATTAGATTTCACATAATGTACAGCACGTGCTTCACACAAGATTGTCATTAAGTTTTTAGTGAAGTCATCATTTACATAACCAACTTGGATATTTAAATCCTCTCTGATACGTAAGTTAGATTTAGTAAAGTCACCAACTAAGAAAGTTCCTGCAGTCATACCAACATTTTCGATAACTGGAATACCTTTAACTCTAGTAACTCCGTTAGCATCAACATATTGCATAGCGTAAGTGTACTCACCAGTAGTAGTTTTATTTAATTGCATTTTAACTGCATCCTCAGGATGAAGAACAATATAGTTAGCATTAAATAATCCAGTTTGGATTTGTGCGATAGCTACTGCTAATACGTCAAACTCGTTAGGAGACACATATTGCAAAGCAAAGTTACCAGCCGCCCAAGCAACAGCGTTAGTTAAGATACCAGTTAAGTTATCTCCAGTACCATCACCAGAAAGGATTTGAGAATCTAATTTCAATTCAACGATTTCCATCAACTCATTGTTGATTTCATTACGCATGAAAGGTAAATCAGCAATCATTTCTTTAGATACTTTAATCCATGCTGTAACTTTCTTAACTGCTACAGAAGTTTCAACTACATTGAAGTCAGCTTGTGATTTCAAAGCACCCTCTGCTGTCATATCAGCACCACCTTCTTGTCCGCTAGATTGGATATAAGTGATATACTTAGAAGTAGTACCAGAAGCATTAATTAAAGAACGCAAGAAAGGCATTCTACGAGCAATACGAGTAACTCCTGCTTCTAATTGCGATAAAGCAACTGTACCACCAGAGTAGTTGTTCGTGATTGACATTGTACCTACTGCTTTCACATCAAGGTTCATCAAACCACCTTTTTCAGCGATGTCTTTGATTTTGTCGATAGAATCAGAATAAGCATCAGCGATAGCTTGTCCGATAGATTTCAAACTAACATTTTTAGAAGTTTTTTCTTCTTTCATACCTTCTACTAAACCTTCCAATTTTGCAATTGCAGATTTAACTTCTGTGTTGTCAGATTTACCTTCTAAATCAGTTAATTGATTTTTCAACGCTTCTAAGTCTGTTTTAGAAACGGAATTTGCTGTTTTTTCAGCAACAATTGAGTTTACTTTCTCAATTACTTGTTCTGGAGTCATTTCCATTTTTGTTTGTTTTTAGGTTTAAAGTTTACAATAATTCATTCTACGCTACGTTGGGTTTTCGTTTTGTAGAGTGATTATCTCGGCTCTAACGCTTCAAACTAACATTTACAAGCATCTTTATATTTTGAAACAGTATAGGTAATAATAATACCACTTAAATTAGCATCAAGTATGTTTTTATACATACCATTTTCTGTTTCAGTTCCAAATCTACTAAAAACTTTTCGATTAAACTTCTCTAAACGCTTATAAAGTGAAAATTTATTTATTGCTTTCTCAAATTCTTCTTGTAAAGCAATCATTGGTTCAGATACTTGAAGTCTATGGTCTTTAGTATAATAGTTCAATACATCAGTTTCATCAAGGAATAATACAGTCATTTCCATATCTCTTTCAATTGACGAATCTATACCATAAAGTGTTTCACTATGATTTTCAAGTAACCACACTAAAGGCGTCTTATTCAGTAAGTTACTGTCTTTTTTAGTAAACTCTATGTTAGTAGCTAACTTAGTTCCAGTAATTGCAAATGGTAACGGACAACGCACCGATTTCACGAGTGTAGCACTTTCTATTTCAAAGTACGTGTCCTTTACTACAGAGGTAACAACCGATGAAGCATCTGTACCGCTAGAAGTTTTACCAAAAATAATTTTACCTGCACGAATCCATTTAGTGTTACAAGTATAAAATCTTTTGTTAGAATAAGAATTAACTTCAATCGAAGTATCAATCTTACCTACTATTTCTTCAAATAAAACACTAATATCTCTCATATCCAATAAGCATATTGTTTATTATATCCTCTAAAGTCTGGATAAGTACCTAAGTTTAACATTATATAGTCTTGAATAGCACGATAAGTCTTTACAGATTCATTGTAACGTAAATATATAGGTGTATGTGCTGAAATAGGAGTAGAATTCTCTGTAGACTGTTTAACAACTCCTATAGGTGTAGTTTGAGTAACAGAATCCTTCATATATTCAAAATAGATGAATCCTAAGAGCATATCTTTCATTCCTTTAGAGATAATAAGTCTAATATCCATTTCTTCCTTAAACTCGTTAAATATCTTTTCAAACTTTACGTCTTGTGGAATATTATCTACATCTAAGTCTGCTATAAATTCATCATAAAGTTTTATACCCAACAATTCAGTCAGGTATATATCTTCATATCTATCAATATAAGACTGGATATTAGTATTCGCATACATTCCAGTAGAAAGTGCAAACTTGCCAGTAAAATCATTAATCGTTACAAACAACCCCATAACCTTGCTCTAAAAAGATATTTGCGTGTTCACCAGAAATAACTACTACCTCACCTTCTTGATTGAATGGTGCTTTAGCGTTAAAAGAAAATTTAACTAATTCTTTGTTATCAAACTTTTGGTTTAAAACAACTTTAGCTTCTTTTGTACGTGTTTTTTTAGCTTCCATGTTATTATTTAATATTAGTTACAACTTTACTCCAATCAAAAGATTTTTCTTCTGGTGTTGGTTCGATTATTTTTTTAACGTCTAATGCTTCTACGTTTAAACTTGCTATTTCAGATAATTGAGCAACTAAGAACTTATGACGCATTTCTAATGAGTATAAACTATCATCTGTACGACTTCCGTTTCCTAATGCTTTAATTATAGTGTCCATTTCTTTTGTTATAGTAGTGATAATCTTAGATTTTTCTTCTGATTTACCAACTTCTAATACTGGAGTCATTTCGTTAGCACCGAAAGTAACTGCTGAACCTTCCCATAATGCAACTTCTGAAACTAGCCAATATCCACCTGCTTCTTTAGTTTCATCTTCAATCCACTTTAACTTATCGGCAATATATTTAAATCCAATAGAATGCTCACGAATAATTCCATCTTGATAATCACATAAAGCATCACTTCCTAAAGTAGAACTTCCAAGTTCACCTACGGCATATAATCCATTTTCATCTTCCTTAAGTTCAACAAACTTTCCTATTTGCATTTTCCAGTCATGGTGTCTTAGGAAAGCAATTTTACGATTAGAAGTAGATTCTACGCCTCTTTCTTGCAAAGATTTAGAAAACGCACCTTTTACAATCATATCTTGGTCGGAATCAATGTTCCCAAAATGTGCTAAATACATTGCTACCTTACGTGATTTACTGTCAACATCCTTAATTTCTAAAGAATGTGATTTAATTTTATAGGTAGAATTAAGTTTATTATTCATATTTACTTAAATTTGTTGTACAAATGTAAAAAAATTATTATGAGTAACCCTTCTTTTTGGAATGCTTTTTTCGGAACACCTATAAATAATAATCAACTTAGGGAAATAAACACCCTATTAGATACAAATAGAGCATATCAACATGACTTCTATGGTAAGAAAGTGCCTATCTGGATGAATACTGAAAAACCATTTCAAGCATACGTTGAAATACCAGAATTAAGAACTGTTGTCGATAAAAAGGCTCAAATGCTTTCTCAAGGTCGTCCAAGGCTTGTAAAAGAGGATGGAACAGAAGTAGAAAAACATTGGGTACTTGATTTGATTAAGAATCCTAATCCAATGCAAACTTGGCAAGACGTAATGTATTCTATATCTGTAAATGATAGTTTATTTTCAACTGCCTTGTGTTATGCACCAAGAAGAAGTTTTGGAATAGTTAATTTATTTGTTCCACTTGCTAGACATAAGGTTCAAATCAATACTTCGGGTAGAACTCTTAAACAAATGGACAAAGGTGGTCTTATTAAAGATTACACTTATAACTATGAAGGTGAAAAACCAGAAACATTAACAAATGAAGAAGTTGTTATCATTCAAACTACGGACGGTGTTAATATTTTAGATTCTGTATCAAGAATTGAGTCTTTAAAGTTTCCGTTATCTAATATTAAGGCACAATATAATAAGCGTAACATACTTTTAGAGAACATTGGTGCTATTGGTATCTTATCTGCTTCAAACTCTGATTTAGGTGGTGCTTTACCAATGAGTCCAGAAGAAAAAGAACAAATACGTAAGGATTGGTACAATAGAAGTAAAGATGAAATTATTATTTCTGAAAACGACGTTAAATGGACACCAATGTCCTATCCTACTAAGGATTTAATGTTGTTTGACGAACTTAAAGCTGATAAACTTGCTATTATTGACGCTTTTGGTCTTAATTACTATATTTTCTCTAACGAAAGTGGTTCGACTTACTCCAACGTTAATTATGGTGAGAGATTATGTTACACTTCTACTATTATTCCAGAAGCTGAAAGAATTTATAATAACATTACCGAACAATTAGGATTAGATAAAGAAGGGTTGAGATTAGTTGCTGATTATGGACATTTACCAGTATTGCAAAATGATATTCTACAAGAAAGTCAATCTATTGACTACAGAGCATCTGCTTTAATGAAAATACAAGGAGAATTAGGAATTACTCTAAGTGATGATGAAAAAAAGATATTCCTTGGATTAAAGAAAGGAATTAAATAAATAGTAGGTATATGTGAAACTTCCTCTTTTATCAATAGAACACAATTAAGCTGTAATTATTTTACGGCTTTTTTTGTGCATTAAAAAAGCCCTCAAGCCAAATAAATAGCGAGAGGGCTGAAAAAAGAATCAAAAGTAGTTAGCACCGAAAGAAAAGAAAGAAAAGCACTAATAACTTGCACAAATATACTCTTTTTTTATATATCCAACCTTTTAAATAAAGATTTAATTAACATTGATAATCCTGCTAGACAATCAGGCGCATCATCGAATTTAGTTTTACCCTCTTTACTGAAATGCAATAAGTTCTGCATAAACTGGTGATAATCATTATTATTTTCGTATTTCACGAATACAAAAGCAT